CGGCCGCCGAGCCGGGTTTTTTATACTCTCTGCCACTAACACCCTACCCCGAACTATCCGATCCCGACCTTAGCGTCGGGATTTTTTTTGCCTGTAATCCGCCAGAGCCCTCACAAAACCCACCCATATAAACCATAGATTTACAATTAACATTAACCTTGAGTTGACACCACTATAAACCAGTGATTTAATCTATCTCACCAAGACGCACCACGAACCACCAAGGCATGGAGCCCACGAAGTAGCCGCCGACGGCATACGAATAGTCGGATGAGGTGGAGTGATTAACGCGCATCAGGTTAAAGAAATGTTCCGCCAGCCTGGCGACAAGGGCAAATGAGGGTGACCATGATTGACTACGCACGTAAACCAGTACGGCAGCAGGCCGTAAAACTGAGTTCTCTTGGGGCGTTTATTCGCCGCCTCTGTTACCTCTTGGCACAGAAGGGGAATCCTGATGTGTAACTCGAAAGAATGTGCTTACTGCCGCAAACCAATCGAGCAAGGGAAAGAAGTTAAAAACGAATTGCTCTTCATTCGCGGCGCCCAGCTGGCGCGCGAACAACGTGATTACTGTTCTGTGCGTTGCGCTTCGTACGACCAGATGGCCCACGAAGCCTAACGTAAAACCCGCGCAAGGCGGGGTCTACGTCCGGTGCCACCGACCAAAGTACACCGGAAAACTACTCAAAACCAAAAACACACCCAATGGGCGCTATCTCTGGCCCGGGGATCTTACATCCAAAAATGAGGATCTGACATGGAATTTTTCTACCTGGTTAAAGCCACTCAGAAGTCAGGAAAGCCTGACGCTGTAGTGTGGCTCTCCGCCAACACCCAATCACGAGCTGCGTTGCAGCTGGATGTCGCGCTGGAAGATGCAGGCATCGAAACTGGCCGCGGTAAAGACTACGCCAAGCCTGTCCGCACCGACATGCCTGTTGTTGACGACCTGCCGGAAGAAAGCACCATCGATTACACCTGGTGCGAACGCTACACCCTGGCCGATGACCAGCGCACCTGGAACGTGATCCCCGGTGCCGCACAGTTGGCACAACCAGACGAAGAGGGTGTTGAAGGTACTGACACTACTGTTGTCGACGGCGTGGATATCGAAACTGGCGAAATTGTTGGTGATGCAACCAGCACCGAAACAGTCTGTGATGCGGTGAGAGAGTTCCGTGAACGCAAACTCCCGGTCTTAACGACTGTAGCCACCCTGCCTTTCCGTCAGCGTCTTCTGGCGCAGTACATCGCCGACAAGCAGTATTTCTACCACGTCGACGAAGAGCAGAAGAAAGCCATTCTCGAGCTCGAACTGGATGTGGATAACAGCTATGTGCAGAACATGATCCTGGCCGCCGAAAATGTTGATGGCTTCAAGAAAGCGCATGAGCCCGACATCTGGAAAGTGGTCAATGCACTGAAAACCATCTTCCCTGTTGATGGAAAACGCACTGAGCTGTCTGTCGTCATCCAGTTCTTTAAGGCGTGGTTCAGCACCGAGCACATTGACCGCGGGATCCTGACGCGCGAATGGGCCGCCGGCAACCGCATCAACATCGTGCAGCGCACTGACGCCGGGACCAATGCCGATGGCGGGTACATAACTGATCGCGGCGCTGATGCACACCATACCCTGGAGACCCTCGATCTGGAGATCGCCTGTGCCCTGCTACCGATGGACTTCAACCATTTGGAGATCCCGGGCAGCATCCACCGACGCGCCAAGGAGATTGTCGCGACCAAAGAAGAGCCATGGAAATCGTGGAGCAAAATCCTGCGCAACCAGCCCGGCGTTCTGGCAGTCAACCGCGCGGCCATCTTCAACCTGGTGCGCATCGCGCCGGAGAATATTCACCTGACGCCGGTTTCTCATCTGGAGTTCGTGAACCAGACGATGACGGCTGAATTCAACGCTGCAACTGAGCTGCTGCCTCTCCCGGCCGCACAACCAGATGAAACCCAAACTGCCGAAGAGCATCCACTGCCGAAATGGGCAGAGGCGGGTGAGCAGAAACTTGCTGATGAGAGTGAAGCTGAAACGCAGACCCTGCCGAAGTGGGCGAACGCCGCTACCAGCCAGCCGCAGGTCGCGAACCTCGGCGGCGGCGTCTTCTCCATCGAAGGCCTGATGAATGAAACCCAACCAAAAAAAGATGACCGTTCACCGGTTACCGAGGAGACCACCAGCGATGTGCAGATGGAAGAGACTGACCCGGCGGAAGGAGAAAGTGTTGATGCGGTTCCACCAGGCGAAAGCTCTGATGCAGTTGATCCGCAAACAGTTGCCCTGAACCCGGCTGAGGTACTGGCCGCTGCGGCGCCGAGCCTGGTTAACCACGATCAGGCCGATGTTAACCAAAAAGCCGATTCTGTCAGCCAAAACAGCGATTCTGTAAACCAGAACGAGCCAGAACCGGCACAAAACGAGCCAGAAGTTAAGCAGGACGAGCCAGCCCCGGAATACCCAGCCTACTTCGAACCGGGTCGCTATGAAGGCCTGCCGAATAACGTGTATCACGCAGCGAACGGGATCAGCAGCACCCAGGTGAAGGATGCCCGCGTGAGCCTGATGTACTTCAACGCGCGCCACGTCGCCAAGACCATCCCGCGCGAAGGTTCCAAAGTGCTGGATATGGGCAACCTGGTGCATGCGCTGGCGCTGCAGCCGGAAAACCTTGATGAAGAGTTCAGCGTGGAGCCGGTGATCCCTGAGGGGGCCTTCACCACCGCGGCGACCCTGCGCGCCTTTATCGACGAACACAACGCCAGCCTGCCGGCGCTGCTGAGTGCTGACGATATCAAAGCACTGCTGGAAGAATACAACGCAACCCTGCCCGCGCAGGTGCCGATGGGCGGGAGCCTGGAAGAAACAGCGCAGAGCTATATGACGCTGCCAGCTAAATTCCAACGTATCGAGGCAGACCAGAAGCAGACCGCTGTCGCGATGAAGGCCTGCATCAAAGAGTACAACGCCACCCTGCCCGCGCCGGTTAAAACCAGCGGCAGCCGTGACGCGCTGCTGGAGCAGCTGGCGATCATCAACCCTGACCTGGTGGCGCAGGAAGCGCAGAAACCAGCACCGCTGAAAGTGTCCGGCACCAAAGCGGAGATGATCCAGGCAGTGAAGTCCGTTAAGCCGGATGCCGTATTCGCTGACGAACTACTGGATGCGTGGCGCGACAACCCGGGCGACAAGATGCTGGTGACCCACCAGCAGAT